ACATAGTAGGTGGTAGCAATCCACAGGCTGCTTCATATCAGGACATTATTTCTGGTATTCAAAGCCAGTATCGTCCACAGACTCAATTTGCGCCTACCATTTCATTGTTAGACATGATTGGTAGTCAGTTACCTGACCAACCTAGAATTGCGTATGGCTCGTTACTCCAAGCGCAACCTAGAGTTCTGCCTACACCCATGACAGCAATCAAGAATCCTGATGCAGCAGCAAGCCTAGATTCTGGCGTAATCAATCTAGGAAACTTAGATACAGGCAAGATTACTGGTAACACAGCCATTGATAACACTTTGGTCTATAACAACGACTTCACCAAGAATACTGGTGGTATCAATTTAGATACATCTGGTGTTAACTCAGGCTTGTTTGGAACTAATGTTACAGGTACAGACATAGCTAATATTGCGGGAACAGTAGCACCGATAGCTGCTTTAGCGGGTAACTCAGACCTAGTTAAAACAGCTATTGCACTAAACCTAATTGGTTCTGCTGCCGACTTAAAGACAGACCAAGATGTTATCAATCTAGGAACTAAGATAGCGATGTTGGCGGCAGGGCCAGCAGGTAACGCATTAGCCGCAGGTCTTGGCATTGCCTCAGATAACACTCCTTTGACAGTTAACGCTTTGCTTGGGCTTACAAACCCAACATTGAGCCTTGTTAACAGCATTGCAGGTAATCTAACTGGTTACAGTCTTGGCGACATTGTTAATGGCTTGCTAAACGCACCAGAAGGCTCTGTTTCTGAATATGGTCTATTGGGTGCAGCTAACCTAGCTGGAACTGCTGACGCAAGTAGAAAAAGGGCAGGTGCTGCCTATGACAGCATGGACGCAAACACTTTAAGGGTGCTTGCTGAACTTGGTGACCAAGAAGCTATTGCCACAATCAGGTCTATGTCTAGTGGTGGTACTTCTACCTTTAATCCAATAAGTGACTTAGGTACTGCTAAAGGTAACAGTTACTTTAACTTGTTTACTCCTGTTGCTGGCTCTGGCGGTGGTGGCGGTAATCCCAACTTGAATTATTGGAACAGGGCTATCAATGCAGAATGACAAAGCGGTTTTGGCTCAATGGGCTAAGAACTTACTAAATGATGACTTTTTCAAAGAAGTTATAGATAACTTGAAAAAAGAACAGATTAGTGTGATAATTAACACAAGTGCTGTTGAATGTGATAGGCGTGAAGACGCTTATAGGCACATCAAGACAATAGAACTGATTACAGGACACCTAGAAGGCATAGCCTCGGAGACTGTGATTAGAGAGAAGAAGTGGAAGATTCTTTAGGGGAAACCCTAACCTCCGTCCAGAAGGTTTCTGGCGATTATTGAGATGACAAATGGAAAACACCAACCCTAATGGGAGTGAAAGCCTGAATGTAAACCAAGCCGCTTCAGCGTTTGAAAGTCTGATGGGTGATTCCGAGGAAGCTGACAACAGCCAAGCCGAAGGTCAAACAGAGGAAGTTCAAGAAACTGATGAAGTTGAGTATTCTGAAGAACCAAAGCCTAGATATAAAGTCAAGGCATCTGGTGAGGAAGTTGAGGTAGAACTTGACGAACTCATTAAGGGTTATCAACAAGGTACGGACTACACTAAAAAGTCTCAGGCTCTAGCTGAACAACGTAAGGCGATTGAAGCTGAACGTGGTCATTTAGAGTATGTTAAACAAGAGCGACAGGCATACGCCCAGAAGTTGCAAGCGTTGGATAGCTTCCTTACGCAGCAACATCAGGGTGTGGACTTAGAAGTTTTAAAGGAAACAGACCCTATCGGTTATGCGGTAGCGGTAGCGGAACAGAGCCAACGTGAGAAGCAGTTAGCAGTAGTCAGGAATGAACAGCAACGCATTGCCCAACAGCAACAAGCAGAGCAACAATCCTCTTTGCAAAACCATCTCCGTCAAGAATCTGAGAAGCTAGTTAGTCTGATTCCTGAGTTAGCTACACCACAGGGTGATGCGGTGCGGAAACAAATCCGTGACTATGCGAAGTCTGTAGGTTGGTCTGACCAAGAACTCAGTTCCGTGTATGACAGTCGTGCTGTGATGACTTTGTATAAAGCAATGAAATACGAGCAACTTCAAAAGAGCAAACCTGAGTTGAATAAAAGACTCATGGCTGCCCCTAAGATGATGCGTTCAGGTAATTCTGCGCCAGTTACAAATTCTGCACAAGACAAACAGGTGATGCAGAGGTTGCGTGAGACAGGAAAAGTCACAGACGCTGCCAAAGCATTTGAACGATTTTTATAAATTTTGGAGTTTTATTATGCCTACATACCAAACGTATGATGCCAAGGGTTTGAGAGAAGACCTTTCGGATGTCATTTATTCGATTTCACCAACAGATGTCCCATTTATGTCATCTATCGGTAAGGGTAAAGCTACTGCTGTTACACATGAGTGGCAAGTCGATAGTCTTGCCGCTGCGGTTTTAACGAATTTCACAGTCGAAGGTGCGACAGCTACCAGCGCAACAATGTCAGCGACTACCCGAGTTGGTAACCAGACTCAGATTGCTCAAAAGACAATCCAGATTTCTGGAACTTTGCAAGCTGTGGATAAAGCAGGCCGCAAATCTGAAAAAGCCTATCAACTTGCGAAAGCGTCGGCCGAAATTAAGCGGGACATGGAAACTTCCTTGTTGAGCAACCAAATTGCTTCAGCAGGTAACTCCTCTACTGCTCGTAAATTGGGCGGTCTGCAAGCATGGTTAGCAAGCAATGGTTCTTTTGGAACTGGTGGCTCTGCTGGTGCTTCTGGCACTACTGCTCGCACTAACGGCACAAACAGGACTTTCACAGAAGCCTTGTTACAAGCTGTTATCAAAAGCGTGTATGCCTCTGGTGGTAATGCAAAGGTCTTGATGGTCAACCCAGCGCACAAGCAAACAGTATCTGCATTTGCAGGTATTGCTGCCCAGCGTTACATGGCCCCAAGCAATGCGCCTACTACGATAATCGGGGCGGCCGATGTTTATCTGTCAGATTTCGGAACTGTCAGCGTTGTTCCCAACAGATTTATGACATCTACAAATAGCTGTGACGAGACAGCGTTTGTGCTTGACCCCGACATGGCTTCTGTTTCTTACTTGCGTCCTTTCCAGACCAACGAGTTGGCTGTTACTGGTGACAACGAAAGCACACAGTTGCTTGCTGAGTACACCTTGGAAGTTAAGAACGAAGCTGCACACGGCATCATTGCTGACCTTACACCCTAATCAGGTGTAACCCAAAAGATGCCTCAGACTTAAACCTCTGGGGCATTTTCTTTTCTACTCAAACTGATAGAATTGGTGTATGGAAAACTTTAGACAAACTGCTGTTCATGCCGATGGTGAGGGTGGGATTGTTATCCAAACTCGTCAAGATGTAACTGACATTGTTGAACAAAATAAAAAAGAATTTAATTCTTTCGATGAAAGAGCAAGATGGTCTGACCAATTGTTTGGCAATAAGGTTGCAAGTATCCCAATGACAGTCATTGATGACTTGAACAAAGCTGGAATCATGCGTGGGTTTGCTGTGCTTGATGACAAGCGTTTTGCTATGTGGTTGAATGACCCAATGAATCGTGCATGGCGCACTAGGACAGGAGTTGTATGAGTTTTGCTACCTACTCTGATTTACAGACTTCAATAGCCAATTACTTGGCTAGGTCTGACCTGACAAGCATCATTCCAGACTTCATTACTTTGGCTGAGAATCGTTTGCGTAGAGAACTACGGATTCGTCAGATGCTCAAGTCAGTAACGACTGTAACTGTTGCCTCAGACGCTACTGTTGAGATACCTAGCGATTTCTTACAAGCCAGAGATTTTGTGGTGATGACTAACCCAATACAACCATTGAGTTACTCTAGCCCTTCATCGTTATCTAATGACCCAAGAACATCACAAATTGGTGTTCCTCGGAGTTACACAATCATGGCGACTGAGTTTCAAGTAGCACCTGCACCTGATGGCGTATATACGCTTAAATTGCTGTACTACGCTGCGCCAACGTATCTGTCTTCTAATAACACAACAAACGTATTTTTGACTACAGCACCTGATGGCTTGCTGTATGGCGCATTGGTTGAAGCAGAGCCTTATCTAATGAACGATGCTCGAATCAATACATGGGGTTCTATGTACGACAGAGCAATCTCCTCACTTATTAAGTCTGACGAAGAAGGTCAATACTCTGGTGTTCCGTTAGCAATGAAATTAACTGCAAGGTGACAATATGGCTGAAATGAGCAACTATCTTGAGAACGCTTTAATTAACGTAACTCTACGAGCAACAAGCTACACAGCACCAACAACTGTGTATTTGGCTTTATACACAACTGACCCAACAGATGCTGATACAGGAACTGAGTGTTCTGGCACTAACTATGTTCGTCAGGCTGTTACTTTCGGTGCGCCTAGTAATGGTGTTTCAACAAACTCTGCTGTGATAGATTTTCCTCAAGCTGGTAGTGCGTGGGGAACAATCACACACATTGGAATCCGTGATGCTTTGACAGTAGGTAACTTGTTGTATCACACACCACTAGACACTTCTAAAACAATTGCAAATGGTGATGTGTTCCGAATTGCCTCTGCTGCATTAAGCGTTACTTTGGCGTGAGTGATTTACTACCTCCGTGGACAATTGACTCGCTAGACAATTTAAAGTCTAGCATTGATGACTTAACACTAAGTTTAGATAGTCCACTTTACACAACCTCAGTAACCCTATGGGATGCTTATGGGTCTGTGTCTGCGTCTGCAAGCGTTACAGCAGATGCTATAAGGATTCAGAGTGGTAGTGGGGCGGTAGATGGTACAGCGACAGTAACGGCAGATGGCACAAGAATACAAGGCGCAAGTGCAAGCATTACTTGTTCTGCTAGTTGTGTAGCGGATGCAACTAGAATTCAGTTTGCTTCTGGTTCTATTGATGCTAATGCAACAGTTACTGCAAATGCTACTCGTGTTCAGTTTGCTAGTGGTAGCGTTACTGCTAACGCTGATGTGTCTGCAATAGGAACTTTGATTCAATTAGGAGTTGCATCAGTAACAGGAACTGCAACTATTGTTGCTAAAGGGGTTATTCTTGGGGATAATTGGACACCAGTTCCTCAAGACGCAAATACTTGGACACCAGTTGCGAGTGACACAAATACTTGGACACCTATCAATGGTGACACAAATACTTGGTCACTTGTGTCTGCAAACAGCAACACATGGGCTATACAGGCGCAAGGAAATAACACATGGCTACAACAAAACTAACTTTTGGTGAGTGGATGCCTGACCAACCTAGCGTGTCGGGTGCGTTGACTGACGCTAAGAACGTGGTTAGTCAAGCTATCGGGTACGGCCCATTCCCTTCGCCTGTGACGTTCTCCACAAGTAACGCTGCTGAAGATTTAACATCTCTTTATGCTGCCAAAAAGCCTAATGGTGATACTGAACTATTTGCTGCTGGCTCAAGCAGAATCTACACAGTAAGCGGTGTGGGTGCTATCACGCAAGTCAAGTCAGGCATGACCACAGGCGCAGACGATAGAGTTAGGTTCACTCAGTTTGGTAAGACTGTCATCAGCACAAACAACTCACAAGTCTTGCAAGCATGGACTCTTGGAACTTCCACATCCTTTGCTAACTTGTCAGCTAGTGCGCCTATTGCTAAATTCATTACTGTTGTCCGTGATTTTGTTGTGTGTGCAAATCTGCTAGAAACGACACAACAGCAGTATCGGGTAAGGTGGTCTGCATTAAACGATGAGACTGATTGGGTTGAAAACGTAAACACTCAGTCTGATTATCAGGACATTCCTGATGGTGGACAGATTGTAGGAATCCGTGGTGGTGAGTTTGGTCTTGTTCTTTTGGAAAGAGCAATTCACCGAATGACCTATGTGGGTACTCCGTTTATTTTCCAGTTTGACAATATCTCTCGTGGTAAGGGCTGCATGGCATCTGGCTCTATTGCTCAGTACCAAGGCGTTACTTTCTTCTTGTCTGACGATGGCTTTTATATGTGTGATGGACAGAACGTCACAGCAATTGGCGCAGAAAAGATAGATAGATTTTTCTTACAAGACGCTTCTGAATCTGACTTTAAAACAATGTCTGCTGCTGTTGACCCTATCCGCAAACTTGTTATCTGGAATTACAAAACTGTTAACGGAAACAGAAGCGTACTGATTTACAACTTTAAGACTCAGAAATGGACTTATGGGGATGCAGGGACGGACTTCTTGTCTGAAGCCTCTACATCATCTGTCACGCTTGAGCAACTAGACACTCTGTCAGCAAGCATTGACACTTTGGCAACAAGTTTAGATTCTGCTCTTTTTGTGGGCGGTAAGTATTTCTTGGGCGGTACTTTAGCCACTCGTGTGATGAGTTTTACAGGTGTTAACCAAACTGCTGTTATTTCTACAGGTGACTTGGACATTGGTGCTAACTCAGTAGTAACCCTAGCTAGACCTATTGTTGACAATGGCTCTGCAACTGTGGCTATTGCTTCTCGTACATTGTTAAACCAAGGTGTGAGTTTTAATACTGCTG